GCCAGCAGCAACAGTCCAGCGAAGGATGTTGCCTGAGCCTGAGCCAGAGTCTGCAACGATGGCGCAGGTGATCGCTCCAGCTGAGTCGTCATCCGTGAAAGTCCAATACGGCAGCGCGTTGTCGGCGGTGATGGTGCCCGCAGCATCTGATGGGGCGATGGCGAAGTCACCGTTGGCAACTCCAGCCTGAATCTCTCGAAGGGCAGCGGGCCCGAAGAGCAGCGCGCTCTCCCCCGTGCTCTCCCCGCTCAGCAGCGTCGCGCCGTCTTCGCTGATGACGCCGCCGCCCAAGTCGGCAAGCTGCTGCTGATCCGATCCGAACTTTCCAATCATCTCTTACCCCTGCAAGAACTTCTTGAGCGGGTTGCGCGGTACCCGCTCGCACGTCATGTCGTACTGGCGAATCATAGAGCCCGGCTCGAACGACATGGTCAGCGACTCAATGCGGTAGAGCCCGTTCAGGTCAAGCCCAGACGATACGATGCTGACGTACTGCCCAGCCTCCCAGCCATCCTGCAGGATGAATGTGCTCACGGCTGTCTGCTTGTAGCCCTTCACGAAACCGTAGGGGTTGTTCGTGGTGTCAGCCCCGCGCACGCTGAAGGTGATGCTGCGCTGCGGCGCGGCGCGGTTGGGGTAGGTGTCTGTCCCGAAGTATTTCTTGGAGTAGTCGGTAATCTTCGCCGTCCAGTACGTTGGCTTGGCAGCCTTCGCAGGCTGCGGCGTCACGCCAATGATCGTCTCTGGGCGCGGGCCGTTGCGCGTCGTCATGCCTGCGCCGTTCGGCGCTGCCTGATCGTAGACTCGACCGTATGGATCTTTCACCGTGTAGGCTCCGCCGCTGATCTGGGAGTCCCAGTCGTCGGCGTTGGTGTTGAAGACGAAGCGTGCCTTCTTGATGATGACGTCATGGTCAAGGCTGACCTGAAGGTTGCGCACTTGCAGCGTTGCCGCCGCCGCAGCTGAGCCGTAGGGGTCAAAGGTGGCGGTGGTGACGACCTTGAACGGTGCCGTGGCGTACGTCGGCACGGCTGATCCTAGTCGGGCGTAGTTGATGCGCCCGCTCGGAGCCACCCAGTAGCGGCGCTCTTCGCCGTCAATGGCTTCGGCTGCCTCCTTGATGGTGTCAAGGCACGAGCGCAGCGTGCCGGGCACCATGTTCAACTGCCCGATGTTGACGGCGGTGCCTGTATAGGCTGGCGTGGTGTTCGTGTTGACGATGAGGCGGTTGGCGGTGCGCCCGCTGGTGCCAGTGCTGAACGCCATGGCAGCGTCAGCCTTGCTCACCAGCGCGGTGACGGCTGCCTGATCCGATCCGCCAGCCACGCCGATCTTGAAGTTGCTGGTGTAGCCAGACTTCGTGCCTGTCAGTTGGCGCCCCTTGTAGACGATGATCTTATCCAAGAAGGTTGACGCGGTTGCGCAGTTCACCAGCGCGCGGGTGCCCAGTCCGTTCTCAGCGAGCTGCGCGTCGATCTGCACGATGTATCCCAAGAAGGTGGTGGTGCCGCTGACCTGAAAGCGCACGCGGGCGTTGTCATAGACGCTGCCTGACTTCCACCATGGCCCGCCCGCTGGAGTCTTGACCTGCACCACCTCAAACTGCAGAGAGCCGCTCTCGCCGTTGGCGTCTTGCGTGAGGCTGACCGTCTCAGGGTCAACCCACGGCGTCTCTGGGCTGGCGCTTGAATAGTCGTCAAGGATGTTTGTGCTGGTGTTTGGCACGCCGTCGATGATGATGGCGAAGGGGTGCGTCGCCATGGCTTAGCGGGGCCCGGATGTGGTGCCCAGAATCCTGCCCATTGAATCGCGCACCACGCCGTCCACTGGCTTCGTGCCGATGACAACCGTGAGCGGTGGGACGCTAGACGTTGGAGCGCCGGGGTACTGTGGCCCTCCCGCGTAGCTGGTAAACGCACCCGGTGCCAGTTTATTGTTTGGGTCAGGGGCGCCCGTGATGAATCGAACACCAGCGGCGATGGCGTCCACCACGATCTTCATGGCTTCAAGCAGCTTCAGAAGGGGGAAGAGTGCGATCTGCGTCGTTGTAGCAAACACGTCAATGGCGCCGCCAGTTGCACCAAACGATTTTGCCAAGTCGTCAACGGACTTGATAAGCGGTAGAACTTGATTTTCATAGGCAGCCAGAAGAATCGGCGCTAGTTTGCCCAGCGCCGCTTCAAACGCTGGAAGTCCTTTGTTTGTAATCCAGTCCAGCGCGTCCTGAAAGATCGGCATGAGTTTGTAGCCGAACTTCTCGATCGCTTCGTTGAAGCGCACCTGCCCAGCGGCGAGCCTGCCGCTTGTTGAGTCGGCGATCTCGGCAGCGATGCCGCCGTACTTCGCCGTCGTTGCTGTGAGGATGTCTTGCAGCGTGGCGCCCTTCTTGACTTGGATGCCAAGTGCAACGAGTCCACGGGTTGTGCCCCGCGCGCCCTTTCCGATGGTGGTGATGACGTCTGCAAGATCAGCGCCAGTCACGGCTGCGATGTCTGCAGCTGCAGCGTTGACGGCAAGGATGTCTGCCTGCTTTGTGAAGAAGCGGCTTGAGATCTCAATGCCTGCTCGCACTTCGTCGTCAGCGATTCCGAGCGCCGCCATGCTCTCAATCTGTTTGTCAATCGCAACCTTTAGCCCGTCCGTGAGGATGCCGCGCGCCTTCAGGGCAGCGTTCAGCTTCAGCGTTGAGCGTTCATCATCCAGTGCTGCCTTGACTGCACTGGCTCCGAAGGCAACGAGCGCCCCAGCGACAACGGCTGACGCTGCAGCGATGCCCTTGAAGGCGGTGATGCTCATGTTCTTGAGATTGCCGAAGCCCTTGCCGATAGTGCGCAGGGTTGGCGTCGCGTTGTCGATCGCCTTGATGACTAGGTTCATGGTGTTCTTGTTCATCGTCTACCCCTTCGCCCCCGGTATTTGATCGCGCCGTCCAAGAAGGCTTGGACTGTCTTGTTCAGTGCGTCAATGGCCCGCGCCTGATTCGTTGGCTCCGTCACGGCTTGCTTCACGAAGTCACGCCCACGGATTGCCGTGACCTGCACCCTACCCTGTCGCTTCGTGTTTCTGGTGCCAGTTGTGCCACTGACCACAAACCAGCGGTACCACGCGCCGTTGGCATCGCTGCGGCTCTTGCCTGCACGCACGCCAACGACGGCTGCAGGGCGGTTGTATTTCGCCTTGCGGGCGGCAACGGCTTTCTTCAGTCGACCAGTGCGCACGGGTGCGCCAGCCTTGACGGGCTTGACCATGGTGCGCGCTGCGTTGAGGGTTGCGAGCTGCATCATCGCGCTGAACTTGCGCGGGTTGCCCGCTTCCAAGAAGCCAAGGCGCAGGTCGTCCGTCGCCTTGAGCGACTGGGGGGTGACGAAGATTCTGACCTTCTCGTTGCCCTTAGCGACCACGCTTCACGTCCTTCGGCTGCATCTCGGCGTAGAGTGCCCACGCCAACATGACGGAGTCTAGCGGCGCTTCGGCGACTTCCCACGGAAACTTGCCGAACTCTTTGGCAAGGATGTGGAAGATGATCTCAGGCGGTGGCTTGACTGCTTGCCCTAGGCTGATTTGCCGGGCGGCAAGCCTCACTCTTTTGGGACTTCGCCCGCCAGTGCTGCCCACTTCTCAGCGGCTGCGTTGAGCGCAGTGAGTGGCCCGTCCAGCGGGTCGTTCGTTGGGTTGCCGTCGCAGTCCTTCCAGCCTTGCACGCTGAGGATCATCTTGCCGTAGGCGGTCAACTTCTTGGCGTTGGAGTCGCTGTCAAGGTCGATCAGCACGCGGGCGCTGATGCGTGCAGGCGTGCGCATGGTTGCGTGCCAGCCCTGATACTCGCCGTCTAGGTGAACGACGATCACGTCCGTGGTTGCCATGTGCTCCTCCTCCCCGCTACGTGCGGGCTACTTTATGGGCGCGCCGAGAGTGGTGAGTCCACCCAGCAAAGAATCGAGTTCGTGCCGTTGCTTGCGAGCTGCAGGGTCACGGTGTTGAGGATCAGCCCGTCGGCGTCTGAGCCAATGACGCTGACGTTCTCAACGACGCCGCAGACGTTGGCGGTGAAGCCGTATCCGTTGGCGTCAAGTCCCTGCACCTGCACGTACTTCGTGGTGCCAATGTCGCCGACTGGGAAGGCGCTCGTTGCCGCGCTGTTTGATGCGATGGTCAACTCAAGCGTGCCGTCCAGCGCGCCCGTGTAGGCGACGCCGCCAGCGTTGACGTTCGTGGTGGAGCCGTTGAGCACCTGCAGCGGGGCAGCGCCCGGCATGATGGTAAGGGCCCAGTTCGTGATGAAGCTGGAGTAGGCGGTGCCCGTGCCCGTCTTCGCGGTGATCATGGAGCCGTGTGTCTTCAGTCCGAAGAGTCGCCCCGGCACGAAGAACTGCGTGGCGAAGGCGGCGGTGCTGGTGTCCGTGCTGGTGGTCAGTGCGCGCCCTGCCCATGTGGAGCCCATCTGAAGAAGGCCCGACTGATCGGCTGACAATGTCACTTCAGTTGGGACGCACCCGTCGATCACGAACTTCTGCACTCCGTCCGTGACATAGAGCGAGTACGTCTTCAGCGTGTCGACGTCTGTCTGGCTTGGCGCGTAGGCGTAGGTGTACGGGCCAGCGCCCGTTGGCGTGATGGTGGCGAGTGAGTCGAAGACGATCGGAAGCGTGCGGAGTGACGCAGGCGCTTCGCTGAAGGTGACAACTGGAGCCTTGGCGGTGATGGTTGCCGCAGCTGCAAGTCGGCGCGGGCGGATGCCGACGCTCTTATCGTCGCCCAAGTCAACGGTCACGCCCGGGTCAACGATGCCCACGATGTCCGTGTGCAGCAGTTCGCCGTTGGCGTCGTTGAAGGTTGCAGGGGTGCCATAGGCGCTCTCGCTCTTGGCGACGACCTTCGTGAACGAGCGGGCTCCTAGTGTTGGCACGATTTACTCCTTCTCTTCAGTTGTCGCCGTCTTGGCGTTGGGCTTATTGTGAACGATCTCAACGAGCCCGCTGGCTGCCAGCGATGTGGCAACTGCGGCGTCGATCTCAACCACGTCATCGGACGCGGGAAGGTACGGGTTGCCTTCAGCACGGGGCTGGATCACCTTGACCTTCAACGTATCAGGCTGTGACATTGACTCCCTCAAGAATACTGACCTGCAGCTCCGCAGTGATCGTTAGAAACGTGGACTCAGCCCACGTGTCTGTGCCGATTGTAGTGGAGGTCACGATCGCCTGAGCCACGCCTGCCGTGTTCAACTGAACCTGCCCGTCAAAGACGCTGCGCAGCCACGTGCGCCACGTCAGGAGGTCGGCATACTTGCGGGCCATGTCAGCCTGATCCTGCGTGTAGATGGTGACGCTCACGTTCAGCACGGTGGTGCGGGCTCCGCCTGCGCCGTAGGAGATCGAGTCTCCGCCGGGGATGCAGACGGCTGCAGGTACTACGGCGAGATTGTCTGGCGGTGTCGCGTGGGCTGCTCGGAGCGCGTACCCCGTGGGCATCGTCGCCGCCATGAGGCGCGTTGCGACGGCGGTGTGGATCGTGAGGTCGTTCATCAGATGGCGAGCCCGCGGCGTAGGCGGTACGCCTCAAGCAGTGCGCGGGCTTCAGGGTGCAGGGCTGCGCTCATGCGCAATACGCCTCCGAGCGATTCGCTCCCGACTGCACCGAAGGGTGCTGTACGGCTGGCAAAAATAGCACCCGTCTGAATCAGGGCTGCCTGCTTGACTGCCGCTGGTACTGAGGGCCAACCAAACGTACCAACCACCTTGATTTCAAGATAACCCGTCGGGAAGTTGAGCTGCGCGGTGCTGAACGGGCTTGTGTCGATCTCCGTATAGGGGCGGGAGTCCAGCGCAGCGTTGCGGGGAGCCAGCACGTAGTCGTTCGCCGACCATGTCTGGGAGTAGGAGCCAGTGCCGTTGATGTCCGTTGCCAGCGTGGTGACCGTGACGATAGGATCAGTCAGCACGAAGTCGAATCGCTGCGCCGTGTAGTAGCGCGTCTGGCTGGACGTGACGCCGAAGCCAACCTTCGTGTCGACGTAGTTGTTGATCAGTTGATCGGCTGCGTCAAGGCATGACTGAATCGCAGCGTCGTCCGTGGAGTCAGTGATCCCGAGACTCGCCTTGGCTTCTGAGAGACTGGCGTAGCTCATGAGTTCTCCAAGATCATGTAGGTGAGTGTCTCAGTGGTGGCGCAGATTGCCCAGAGTTCGTCACCCGGACGAAGGCGCACCTCAACGGCAGCGGCGTCCTTATCCAGCAACAATCCCGTGGACGTGGTGACGGTGTCGCCGCCGATGTAGACGTCGGCGTTGCCAACGGTGTGCAGCATGAGGCGGCAGCCATCAGCGTCAGGTGTCACGATCTTTGCCCTAGTGCTGGTGACTGCGATGTGCCCAGTGGTGACTGCCATTAGTTTCTCCCCTTGCGTGGCTTGGAGGTTGTCTTCGGCAGTGTAGCGCGCTCGGGCTCCTGCTCAACGATTGCACGCTCCTGCTCTTGTGGCACTGACACTGGCACGGCGTAGCCGTGGCTGATCAGGTTGATGGCTTCGCTCATGGGCACGTCAATCGTGCCGCCGACTGCGGGCCATGGCTCCCCGTTTCGGGTGCCGTCCAGCTTGTAGATGAGTCTGACTTTCATGTTGCCTCCTACTAAGTGGAAGCGGGGAGCCGAGCCGAAGCCCGACTCCCCGCCGCCTGCGAGTCTAGTCCCGAAGGATTAGACGTTCGCGCCCTTGAACGTCTTGACGGCGTTCGGGTCAATGAGTCCCGTTGCACCACGAAGGATGCCACGATACGTCACGAGCCCCGTGCCGAAGGCGAAGGAACGGTCTGCTTCGATTGCAGGCGCACCCGCAACTACGGTGTAGATGGCCCCAAGGTCGCCGAAGGCGATCGAGAGGGCTTCGTCACCGTTATCAGCCAACGCGGCTGAATAGACTGGGAAGCCAAGGATCGTGTCTGGGCGATTCTGATCACCCGGCACGAAGATTGGGCGGCTTGCGCCGTCAACAAGTCCCATGACTGCACCAAGCGTGGTGTCGTTCATGAGGAAGCCGCGCTTCGCTGCGCGACGGTACTGCTGCTTCACGGAGTAGATCAGCTCGAGCAGGTTGGCGTACGTAGGTGCAACTGCTGCACCCTGCTTGCCAACGGTCGCAGCTGCGGCAACGGCTGGAGCAGCAACTGCCCCGTGCGCTACTGCTAGCTCCGCAGCCAGCTTCTCCGTAGCCCATGAGGCTACGTCGAACATCTGGTCCTGAACAGTCTCGACGCCTACCTGTAGCAAGGACGCGTACTTGACCGGGGTCAAGCTCAAGGACGAGTTCGTCCCGTCGCTCTCGCCGATTGACGATCCTTCGCTCACTGCGGCTGCAGTACCGAGAGCGGTCGTTCGTGGCAGTGCCAGAACGTTACCCTTGGCAACCTGAAGCACGGTCGTGATCGCTGGATCTACAAACGGGTTGACCTGTCCGGCAGTAATCCAGAACAGGTCGCCCTGCTCTACCTGCTGCGTGAAGGTCGCCTTCGTGATGTCACGAAGCTCAACCTCACCACCCTCACGGGCGATGCGGCGGAGTTCAGACGAAAGGTCGCGGGTCGACTCAGCCGCCGGGGCGAAGGCAACAGCCTTCTCCGAACGAGCAGCGTCGGCAGCGGCGCGGGCCTCTGCAGCAACCTTCTCTGAGGTGATCGCGGAAGCTACAACTGAAGCCTCCGAAGTAAGGGCGTCAAAACGAGCCTGAGCCTCAGCCGTAAGGGCTTCGCCCTTGGCTGCATGCTCCGTGACGATGCTTGAAGCATCAGTCAACAGCGCGGCGCGCTTCTCAGCCAGATTCTTGATGGTGTCCATGGTGGACTCCTTCTCTCTATCTGGGTTTACACAATACGCCGAGCCACCTATCCGACGCTCTCAATGATCAGCCGAGAGATTCGTGGCGCGTGGGCTGGTGGGAGTTTATCCCTTCAACTGCTCCAACTTGAGGCGGGCTGCCACAATCGTGTGGTGCTCGCCCATTGGGACAGTTGCTTCAATGACGGGCTCGGATGCTGCGCCTAGCTTGGCGCGCACTGCGTCGAGCAGCGCCGTCTGATCAGCGTCAAGAGTGCTGCCAGCCTTGACGGCTTCAAGAGTTGCAAGGAGTGCATCCCCGTCCACGCCGATCTTGTTCGGCGCGATCTTGCGCACGGCGGTCAATCCGAGCGTTGCCGGGTAGGCTGGCGTGTGCCCCGAAAGTGTTGAGACTTCGAGCAGCCCGATTTCCGTGAGGGTGCGGCTGCCGTCTTCGTTCCACGTCTGCCCGTTCTTGGGGACGGTGAATCCGAAGGACATGCCCATCGCCTTGGCTTCGTGCGTCAACTTGCTGATTACAGATGCCGCATCTGGGTCGGCTGGGTCAAGGCGAGCCTCAACCTTCAGCCCAACGTTGTCTTCGCTGAGCGTCAGTCGCCCGCTGGCGGTCGTTGCCAACATGCGGCTCTCATCGTGACCATGCAAGAACTTGATGACGCGGCGGCCCTGCTCAGCCTGCTTGATGGCACGGCTGAAGGCGCCGTTGGCGATGCGCTCAATGAACGGAAGCCCCTGAGATTCCGCGCCGAAGACGGCGGCGTATCCCGTGAACGTCTTCGATCCGTCTTCGCCTTCGGTGACGGTGAAGTCGCCAAGCGGCAGTGCGCGTGTTTCGTGCTCTCGTGCCATTGAGTTCTCCTCTTGCTGAGTTGTGTCGTTGATACTATCCGCCCAAGCCAGCACGCGATCGGCGCCGTCTGTGGCAACTGGGTTCACACCCCAAAGCAAAGCCGCAACTGCCCCGGGTCCCGGGAAGTCAGGATGCTCAGCATCACTGTTCTGAGGTACGCCTTCCCAGTCGCCACGATGTCGGCGAATCCATGCAGCCATGCGCTGCACCTTCTCATCGTCAACGCTGCCAGCGGCGAGTTGTCGGGCTTCGCGGATTGTCTGATCAGTCAAGCCGTCGCCGCCAAGCCCGCCTTCATAGGCTTCAAGTCCAGCCGTCGCTGCAGCTGCAACGTAGTTCGGCACGCTCACGATGGCCCGCTCTTCGTCTGCGATGAACTGCTCAGGCGTATAGGCTTCAATCCCGAGCGCCTGCGCCATAGCGCGCACGGCTGGGTCGTTGTCGATTGCATACTCCAGTTCGGTGCCGTACTCCTCACGGAGCAGCCCATACTTGTACGTCTTGAACGGGAGCCCCGTGGCGAAGGCTGAGCCCTCAAAGTCGTTCAGGTGCACCTGCTCAACGCCTGCCACCTGATACTCCTGCAACCATGCGCGAGTCTCTTCCAAGCGGTCAACCTTTCGGGCGCTGACGACGATCACCTGCGTGTCGCCGTCCATGACCTTGCGGTTCAGCGCGTCAATCAGTGGCTGATTCGGCTGATCGTTGTCGAGCACCAGCGTGCCGTCAAGGTCAACGATGACGTAGCTCACGCTTGCGGCTCCTCACCAACGATGCCGATGTTCAGTGGCTGCCTGAAGGCGTCACCCTCTGGCCCGACTGGCGGACGGTCTTCGAGCGTACGCACTTCGTTCAAGCTGAGGAAGCCGTTGTTGAGTGCAACTGCGTAGGCGTCAAATCGCTCCTTCGTCAACGGGCGCAGCATGCTGTCAACGTTGAACTTGATGAAGGTGGTATCGCCAACGATGAGGCGCTGGAAGCCAGCCTCAAGGCGTGCGATGAGGCTTCCGAGTCCCAAGGTCAACCACTCTCGTGAGATGATTTCTAGGCTATTGAAGCTGGAGTTTCCGCCCGGCAGCTGGAGCAGGTGAAGCGGTACCCCGTAGAGTCTGGCGATGGCTTGTGTCCCTGCCTCCATGTTCTCCACGATGGCAAGATCCGAAGGGTTGAAGCCCATGCTCTTGAAGTCGGCCCCACCCGTGAGAACTGCCACCTTGTGCATGTTGCGCAGCCCTTCGTGGCGGCGTCCGAACGATGCGCGAAGGCTATCAGCTTGATCAGCAGTCAGTTCTCCCGGCACTGTCACGAGCCCGCTAACTGAGGCTCCTTGTGTGAAGAACTGCGCGGCGTATTCCGTGGTTGCCTTGGCAAGCCCGAGTGTCGTCTTGTGATGCTCAACTGGTGAGAGTCCGCGCAAGTCTTCACCCACTCCAAAGAGTGTGATGTGCACGATGTCCTGATCCGTCAAGTCAACGGAGCCTGCGGTCGTCTTGACGCGATAGATCGGCGCGCCAGTTTCGGTGCGCAGCACCGTCACCTTGCGCGGGTCAAGCAGGCGCACTTCCACGATCTCGCCGTTGTCGCCGCGCAGGATCATGAGGAAACTATTCCCGTCAATCATGAGGCTTGTCACGGTGCGATGGATGAGATCGAAGCGAGTGTAGTTCTTGTTATTCGGTACAGGGTTGTCAAGCCAGTTCGGGCGCGTCACTGGACGACGCACGCCACGGTCGCGGATAAAGACGCCAACGGGCATCGTTGCCACGGTGTCGGCGTAGAGTTTTACGGCAGCGTAAAGGGCGCCGATTGTCGTCGCGTTCTTTTCGTTGAGGCTAGTTCCAGCGGCATCTGTTTCAACGGCCCACATGCCGCCGACGGCTCGCTGTTCTGTCTGTCGTCCAAGGATGCGGTCAACGATACCCATGCGACTCCCTTACAACTCGATGAAGCTGACGGCTGCCCGTGGTTTCTCCGCAGGCGTTGCGCCTAGCGTAGCAGCACGCCCCCACGCCATAATCGCTGCCACGCACAAGTCAATCTTCTTGCCTGCATCCTTGCCCTTCCGAATCTGAACACCGTATCGCGTTTGGAACGGCGTTGCGTTGGCAACATGGCGCGCAAGCCGGGGGTCTCCATCATGCTTCAAGCGCCCATTGACCACAGCGTCGTACAGTGCCGCTGTCGCCGGGGTCATGCGTGCGGGGCTCTGAGGGTGCTCAACGACTGGCAGCCCGGCCTGCTCCCATCGCTCCATGACGGACTGCCACCTGAACGGGTCGCAGTTGATCTCCTTCACGGCGTAGGTCTTGCAGAGCTCCTCCATCCGCATCTCCACCTCTTCGACTGGTACGCGCCAGCTCAGGTCATCCAGTGGGCGCTCCCAAAGCCCAAGGACAAAGACGGCGCCGTCTGCAATCCGCACCCCGACAATCGCCGTGGAGTCGTTGCTGAACGAGCCGTCGAACCCAATCACGATGGAGTCAGTCGGCTCCAGCTTGAGCGTTGGATCAGCGCACGCTTCCCATGTCCCAGCTGGAAGATAGGGACTGCTTGAGTAAACCCAACGACACAGTCGCTTGGTTTCGTACTCGTGGCGCTGGATAGATCGGGCGGCAGCGGCGAAGTCCTCAGGGTCAAGAAAGTCGCCATAGGCGGGATTGGCTGCCTTGGCTGCCTCAGGCGAATCCCACTCTAAATCGTCAGGCGCGCTGAAACAGCGGAAATAGAAGGCGTCATCTTTCTGCTCGCCAGTCTCAATGCGCTTGCCATACTGAAACAGCCGATAGCAGAGCGAGTCGTCACCGTTGCTGTTTGTCCTTGCCCCAGCGGTGCTGATCCCCAGCACGAGCGGGTTGGCCCGAGCGCCGCTCCCGAGATTCACCGTTGACCAGAGCCTGTCATCTGGCTGCACGTGGATCTCGTCAAAGAGCACGGTGGAGAAGTTGAAGCCTTCTGCTCTTGATGCCTCAGACGAGAGCACCCTAAGTACTGAGCCCGTCTCTGGGTATTCAATGACGTCACGAACGACGTGTAGTTTCCGACTCAGGATAGGGTCAAGCTCGATCATGCGAGAGCACTCCCGGAAGATGATTCGTGCTTGTGCGCGGTCGCCAGCCACGATCGCAACCTCAGCGCCAATCTCTTGGAACAGCGAGTAAAGCGCAATACCTGCAGCCAGCAGTGACTTGCCGTTCTTGCGCGGCATGAGTAGCAGCCCACGGCGGTACTTGCGCTTGCCGTCTGGGCGATGACTGAACAGTTCGTAGAGAATCTCGCGCTGCCACGGGCGCAGCTTGATCAGCTGCCCGGCTGCATCACCTTTTGAGAGCCTGCAGAACGACTCAATGAACGTGGCGACAATCTCGCCCTCAGGCGCGTCGGGCTGCTCGGATGATGGCGTCGAGTTTGGCGGTCGCCGAGTTCGCTTGGTCACCTATGTCTCCCCTCAGATTCACTCGTGCGGCTGGAGTGAGTCCCAACTCCCGTGCGTACTTTTTTACGGCGTCGGCGTTGTCTCTGACGATCTGGTGCAGCGGATTCTTTACAAAGTTACCATCTCGCCCCTTGAGCAGCGGGCCAGTCTTTGAGAGCATGGACTCCGCCTCTTGGTATCGTACGAACGCTTCTGAGTATAGGCGCAACAGGTCTTTGTCTGCAGAAGTTAGAACGCCAGTTGAGCCGATAGCTGCAACGACGCGCTCCCATACTTCTCGGGCCTCAGGGCGCAAGTCAGTGGGCGGGGTCAATGCGCCCCCGGCTGGGATGGGCTCGGCGTAGTTGATTACTGAAGGGCGCGTCTCCCCGCTGAGGAGTCTGAGGCGCGTTGGCTTTGGTGCTGGTCCACGTGTTCCCATAGTCCTACTCTAGCGATGGAGCGCGCAGATCGCGTTTCAGCGTCCTGTCCCCGATGGAATCGGGTCGCATCGTACCTATGCTTTGCGCGCAGGATAAGGTAGCTCGAAGGGCTTGACCTTCGCCGCCGCCTCTTGGTTTAGGGGGTAAGCATACCTGTGTTTTTCTGATCCGACAACTTTTTCAAATCCTTCTGTGTGACCAAAGGACGCCGTGACTGCCCGAGCGTGCCACTTCCTTCCGTTGATGAAGTATTCAGTCGTGACAGCCGACTTCCCAAGATAGCGCCAGCCCCCCGCCTGATAGATGCCCCCGTGATGCCCTTGGGCGGTGTCGGCGAACGAGAACACGACATTGAGCCCGGGGCTTTGCTTTTGCACCATGCGCAAGGCGATAGCGATCGTTTTGGACGTTGCGACTTTATGCCCGGGCCTCAAGGCGACTCGGATGAGTTCGCAACGCTCGAACTGCGTGAAGCCGTACTGCTTCCCCAAGTCTTTGGCTGAGCTCATGGAAAACACGATGGCGCCTGAAAACTGACCTTCTTCCCAGACGCCGATGCAGACTGGCTTTGTGTACGTTGAGGGCATGCGCTTCGAGTAGTGCCACTTCTCAACGGCGTAGCGCGCCGCCTCATGCTTGACCCAGTCTAGTTTCAGGTCACCAGTCATGCTGTTCTCCGTGGATACGGTTGAGCAAGCGGCGCGCATCGCTCCCGCATCGCATCATCCAACGGCATCAGATAACGGTGCTTCCCCGCCTTGACGATTACGGTTGCAAATGGATCGAGCGCGGCGCGAACCGCGTCAATGGATTGGATGATTCCTTTTGCGCCAATGGTCCGTGGATGGACGGTCTTCCCGTTGATCTTGAAGTACCTGGCTTCGTCCATCGTCCCGGTATAAATCCATCCCCCGGCTTGATAGATCCCACCATGATGACCCTGCTCGGGGTCGGCGAACGATACGACAAGGCGAAGCGCAGGGTATGTTCGGCGCAGAAGCCTAAACGCTATGGCGACAATACGAGAAACTGGCGCGCAGTGATTACTTTGAAGCGCCACTCGCACAAGCTCACAGCCTTCTGTGTTTTTTATGCCGTAAGGCTGAACAAGATACGGAGAGGCTCCCGATCCAAACAAGACCACTCCTGCAAAAAGTCCGTTTTCCCAGACTCCGATTTTTGCAACTTTTCCTGTTGGCATAGTTTTTGAGTAGTGCCAGTTTTGCACAGCGTACTTGGCAGCTTCGTGATCAACCCAGTCAAGTTTTAGACTAAGCGGTGAACTCATGGTCACAAGCTGGGCATCTGATTTTCTTTTTCTCATCCAGCCTTGGCTGAGTCGCGGCGTCAACAGCCGCAAAGTCTGGGGCAGTGACGCCGGATTCTCTCGCAAGATTCCCGAGCATGGCTTGAACGTCGGCGCTGCCCGTGCCAACTTCATGCAGCAGTTCCGCCAGTTTTTCTTGATCAGTGCCCGCCATGGCTGCCAGCGGGTCAAAGGTCGCAAGGATCAGGGCCTCTTCAGTGGGCGAGAGCTCAACGTATGTCACAGGGATCTTGTCAACCCCGTCGCGCAGGGCCACTTGAACTCTCAGGTGTCCGTCGAGTAAGAAGCCCGTTCGCTGATTGACGATGACGTTCTGCACCCAGCCGACCTCTTCCAAAACCCCAGCCAGCGCATCCTGTTGCGCCTTTGGATGGATGCGCCAGTTGGCTGGATTAGCCAGCAGTTGATCCGGGGCCTCTTCGCCATGCCCGACGATTCGATTTCTAAAGCTAGGTGCGCTCATTGAAGCATCATCCTTCCGTGGGGATGACTGCTCAAGCGCAGCATGGATGCTGCTAGTCCCCCATCGCTGAAGCCTACCTCAAGTTCCAAGTTTCCACAAAAACCGAAAAACTCCCCCGTGCGCACATGGGGCTCATCGCTGGATACCTGAGAGCCAATCATGCGCAGATTTTGACCCCCCTAGGCATGCTGAGTCTTCTTGCCATGGCACGAACGGCAGAGCACGGCGAGCAGGTGCTTGGGCACCACGGGGGACTGCCCCGGCTGCAGGGGGATGATGTGGTCAACGGTCAGGTCAGTGGTCGCTCGACATGCGAAGCACCACGGGAACTCTTGGCGCATCTCGCGGCTCAGCTTGCGCCATGCAGGGTCAGCGTAGGGGCTGCGCCCAACTGGGCCATAGCGTTCACGCTCGCGCTTGGTGACGATCTTATTGGCGCAGGGCTGGCAGCGGTTGCCGACTCGCTGCAGGATGCCGCAGGTCAGGCAAGCGCGGGCGAAGCGCAGGGGGCTCACGCCTTGAAGTCTGGCAGTGGCAGCACCTCAGCCACCACGAACGAGAGCGCCTCAGCTACTCGCTCGCCTTCCGTGTCCCAGAGTTTGTCGACTACTTCATACGCCTGAGATCCGAGCACGCCTTCCATGCTGCCCATCAGTCGCTCTAGTGCGGCAAGGTGGACGTGCATCAGTTCGTGGGCAAGGATGCGGCGCTGGCTCTCTGGTGTCTCCTTGAAGAAGTCCCCGCTGATCCGAACCGTGGCTTCCCAAAGATTGTCACTGACTTCAATGTCAGCCCAAGAGTCATCTGATGGGATGTCGGCACTGACCTTCAGCGTCCACTGCTTCAGGTGCATGACGTCACGGTGCGCGTTCAGGTATGCAGTGACCTGCTCACGCAGTGACGGAGTCGCTCCCCGACGCTGGGAGGATGCAGCGCCGGGGAGGGGGCCGCCACTAGGTGACGGCGTGCGGCGATTGTACGGCATCAGTCCCACCTATCAGGCGACGCCACGCGCTTCGTGGCTGCATTACTTGCCAGTGGCAGCGGTGATGCTGGACGCAGCACGCAGGTTGCATCTGGGCATCGCAGCACCTTATCGCTGCCCATGTCGCCACCCACGCACCAGTTGCAGAATCGTGCCACCAGCATCTGCAAGCGTCGGGCTTCTTTCTCAGCTGCAGTTAGTTCAGGGCGGCGCGGGCTGGTGTAGGGCTTCGGGAGTTCTTCCCGCTCCATCCAGTCATCCTGCTCGAAGGGCCCATAGGCTTGCGCGAACATGAAGCAGAACTTCTCCGACGGTCGGCGCTCCGCCTTGGCGTAGCTGCGGATCGTGCGCCCAGTAATCTGCACGCCGCACTCGCGCATCTTGGCGGCGACCTTCTCGCTGGCGATGACGGCAGTGCTGCCGGGGTAAGACTCCAGCACGCGCTTGTTGATGACGTCGGGGCGCAGGCTCTTGCTCACGGCATGACCTGCAAGGTGATCGGCATGACACCGCGTGATAGGGGGACGCCGAGCACTGCCCATGCTTTCGGCGATAGGTCGATGAGGCGCTGATCGTTGGGGTCACGGCGCACGCCGTAGCAGGTGCACTCATCCACCACGTGCACGATGACGCTCTTGCCTGTTAGCAGGCTGGTGATCCTCACGTCCCAGCTGGTGCGCCAGTAGTGCTGCTTGTAGGCGCGCACGTCGGCGCCGATCGCGCCGTATAGGGTGATCCCTGCTCGGGTGTACCATGTGGACTGCGTACCACGCTCAGCGTCGAACCATGTCGCAGTGCCGACGAAGTAGCCCTCAGGCACTTCAGGCTGATCAGCCAGCACGCCCATGGCGTAGGGCGCAAGCGGCTCGCTCAGTGGCTGCGGGTTGAGCAGTGGCGCGAAGATAAGGGCCAGTGCCAGTGCGATCTTCATGACTGCTTTTCCCGCTCTTGCAGCAGCTGCACCAGTGACTCCCAACTGATCACCACCATGCGGCGCGCCTTGATGCCTGAGCCGGGGGCGTCTTCTACCACCAGCGCGGCGACTTCGTCAGCCTTCGGCGTCAACTCGTTGAGCCACTTATCGAATCGCTCGCTGAACGCTCCACCCTTCTTGGCGCTGATGATCAGCCCAAGGGCACGGACGTCCGTCTTCCCGCCGTACTGCCCGACGCGCTCGCCAGCCAGCCCAGCCTCAGTGAGTTCAGAAGCCAGCCTTCTTTCCAGCCCGTTGCCACGGTTGCGGTTGTTCTTCCCCATGCGGCTGCGTGCGGCGTTCTTCAGGTCAATGTCAAGATCACTCATGCGGCTCATGGTAGGCGCCACAAGTTCAAACGGTCAACGGCTTTCTGCATGCCGCCCGTGCCGGGAAACAAGTCCACCACTTCGTCTCCTTCTTGATAGTTCAGCAAGTCAAGCACCCAGTCGTTGAACTGATCCGACTTGGCCCCGGGCAAGCCTTTCATCCGTGTCGGGACTCCGATGTACCAGTCTCGCACCATAGGGCTGCGCTTGTTGTCTTTACGTCCTCCGTAGAAGAGCACTGGCTCCCAAGCGAACTGCACCGTGGTGGGTCGAATCTGGTGAAACGTCTTCACCCACGAGCACACTCGCGTGCCTTCTGGCGTGGCTGGGAGCAGCCAGCGCAAGTCTGCAGGGTTGCAAGATAGGGCCCAGCCGTCGGGAAACTCGTTCACCAGTCTTGCGATGAGTTTGATGTGCTCATCTTTAGAATCCCAGACTGACGCTTCCGGGTGATGCTTGCCGTATAGGCGCTTCCCTTGCTTGTGATAGGGCGGGTCAGCATAGGCGAATCTCATCGTAGCGCCTGCCCTAGTCCGACGATCGTGAGCAGGCTGATGGCGAACCACGTGATGACGATGCCTGAGCTGGCGCGGTGATGCGTCAACCCAATCCAGCCCATCGCCAGAGCGATCAGTGTGTGCACTCCCATGAGCGTGACGATGAGGCCCTCCATCACTGCACCCCCTCATGCTCGGAGTTGATGCGGGCGACGTATACCTTGGCGCCGAACGGCGGCAATAAGATCGGCTCGCCGACGATGATCAGCGTGCCCTGCTCAATCAGCGCCTGCACCAGTTCGGTGTTCTCGCTGTACGCCTTGCAGAAGAAGAAGCCAGCCGGGGCTTCGTCTCCCGTGACGTAGGTGCTGAGTCGGGCATAGGGCAGCCCGTCCACGTCGAACACTTCGGCGCTGGTGCCGAACTGCGACGCGAAGAGCTTCTCGCCCTTGTAGGTGAACTGCTTCACCCGGCTCACTTGACGCACGCCTTGTGTAGCCAATGCAGGCGCACGTTGCCCTTGGCTCCGTGGAAGGTGATGACCTTGACGCGAGCGGCTGGGAAGGTGGGCTTCTTCGGATCGGCGACGGTGATCACCTTGCCGCACTCCGTGCAGTCCGTGTCCGTCCAGCGTGGGGGCAACGATGGCCCGCCGCGCTGCGACTTTACTCCTGCCATGTCTGACCGTCCCGCTGGAGCATTGAGCCCAGCTTCACCATCATGGCGCTCATCGCATCGCTAAGAGTCTCGCCCTCAACGGTCAACGTCTGCCCGTCATGATCTTCGCACTGCAGGGTGACCTTACGGGTGACGGTGTCGATCGCGCAGTTGGCGTATCTGAAGCCGACCATCTCCGCCATCGTCTCAAGTTCGCTCAGTTCGCTCATGCTTCCACCTCCATGCGTGCCGCCTCAAGGACGGATGCGATGCACTCTAGGGGAGTGAGGGCATCGGTGTCTAGAACCAGCTCAGCCGCCATCTCCCCAGCCTGCCGCTCTGTGATGTCGCGCTGCCACTCTTGCAGCTCCCCAGCCGGGGGGCGCACCAGCCGCACGAAGAGCGTATCTGGGTACCACGCCTTGATGAAGGCCCGCTCAGCGTCCAGCCGCACGTCATCCACCACGAAGAGCATGCTCCCAAGCACTCCATCCTCAGCGCCGTGCTTCGTTCGCTGCAGCCAGATGCGCATCCAAAAGAGAGAATCCATCTCCCTCAATGCCGCGCCAATGTCTTGCAGAAGCTCCCGTCCAGTGATCAGCCGAGAGAGTCCCAGCGTCTGCTGTGGATACTTCATCGCCTTGTCGAACTTGCCATACGCCATGACGGCGATCTCT